TCTCAAAGGAACGCGGTAATAGGTGCGCTACGGTTACTCGGGGTTTCGTTTAACCCTCAGACCATAACGATTTGACTTTTAAATAACGGAGCAAATATGGCGAATAAGGTGATCTCAATAAGAGGCTCCAATGGTGCGGGAAAGACGTGGGTAGCCCGTAAAGTGATGGATAGAGCTGAGCATGACTTCAGAAAAAAGATGACTCTTGGTAACGGAGTACTGATCAATATCTATAAAGATTTCGTCATACTAGGGTCTTATGATCGCGTGTGCGGAGGGTGCGATACTATCAAAACTCCACAGATGGTCTGGGATGCTGTAGTTGAGTGCGCTGAGTTCACGAACGTGATCTATGAAGGTGTAATCGTTGGCAACGTCTATGAACCTACGATCATCTTGAACGAGCGCCTGAAAGCTATCGGCGCAAAGATCATACCTATCAGTTTAAACACTCCGTTCGAACAATGCGTAGCCAACGTCAACGCTAGACGCGCTGTGGAAGGCAAGCCTCCAATAGAAAAGACTGACAACATACTGACTAACGACAAGAAGAATATATCGTCTGCTAGGAAGTTGCACGCTGCTGGGCTTGAGCCTCACTGGGTGAGCGCTGAGGAAGCCGTTGAAGTCATCTGTAAGGAACTAGGCTATGAGTGAGTACCCAAACATCGATCTAATACATCGCCTTACGTACTTCGTTACTGAGCGTGATCACATTCGCTCTGAGAAAGAAGCTGGTGCTCCCGCGCCTTGGACAGACGATAACATCTTGAACACGTATCGTTTCTGCAACATTCGCCGTAAAGATGACCGCGTATCCAAATGGATCCATGACTACATCATTCGCCCGTACGAAGGTACAGAGCTGCTATGGTTCATGCTATGCTGCGCTCGTTGGATCAACTGGCCTCCAACTATCCGTGAGCTTATGGACAGGGGGGCTTGGCCCATATTAGGGTTTGATCCTATACGCTTCGGTCGTGTGATAGATGAGCGCGCAGCTAGGGGTGAAAAGGCATGGACTGGGGCTTACATGATCACTGCTCGTCATGTTCCTCCTGGCTGGGGTAAGGGTGCTTACGTCGCTGAGAAAGTTTTGCATCCGCTGTTGACTAAGGGTATAGGAACGTATCTGAACTCATCATTGTCTCAGTGGCGCTCTGTCGAGGAAACTCTGTCTATGTTCCAAGGAAACCACGGCTGGGGTACCTTCATGGCGGGTCAAGCTGTAGCTGATATGACGTACTGCAGACTGCTTGGACAGGCTAAAGACTTACATACCTATGCTCCTATCGGTCCTGGGTCTACAAGAGGTTTGAATCGCCTTTTCGGTAGGAAGTTAGATGGGCGTATACAGCAAGAACAATTCAACGCTGAGCTGATGCTAGTCCGTGATACGGTAGCTGACACGCTCGGCTATCCAATACCTGACATGACTCTGCATGACTGGCAAAATTGCATGTGTGAGTTTGACAAGTATCTTAGAGCTCTGAACGGAACGGGAAAGCCTCGTTCTACCTATAAACCTGAAACTGCTTTTTGAGGAAATATGATAGCTTTCAATGTAACCAATGTAAATCAAGCCTTTCCTATCGAGATCAACGCGATCAAAGCTCAGGGTATCAAGCGCGACTCGCGTAATGGTCCTGTGATAGAGTTTAACTCTCCCGTTGCTACAACGTACAGTAATCCTACAGAGCGCGTGTTGTTCAACAAAGCTCGTATGTGTAACCCTTTCTTCCACTGTATGGAAGGTCTCTGGATTATCGGGGGCTACAGAGATGTTGAGTTTCTAGACTACTACAACTCACAGATGAAACAGTACAGCGATGACGGTGATACGTTCTGGGGCGCATATGGTTGGCGTCTACGTAATCATAAGGGCGATCAGATTACAAAAGCTATAACGCTGTTGAGGGCTAATCCTAACGACCGTCGTGTAGTAACGACGATGTGGGATATGGATTTGGATTTGGGTGGTAACAAATTAGATCACCCCTGCAACACGCATGTCTATTGGAAGATACGTGATAAAAAATTGTTCATGACTGTATGCTGCCGTTCTAATGATTTGCTTTACGGTAAGCTGGGTGCGAATGTAGTTCACTTCAGTATGTTGCAAGAATGGGTTGCTGGGCAGTTAGGTATTGAAGTCGGTCCTTATACTCAGGTCTCAGATTCTTTACACGTCTATACAGAGTTACCTGTGTGGAACAATGTTAAAGACACTCCGTACTTACCAGAAGATTATTATGATACCGATTATGCTGAGCTGATAGTAAAGCCGTATGATATGTTCAAAGAGTGCACACTTGATGACTGGGATCGTGACTTGTTAGACTTTATGCTTGACCCTCAAACTGATCAGCTGTTTAGAACTCCATACTTTCAAGAGGTGATACAACCTATCAGCTTGGTTTGGTGGGAACATAAGAAACAGCGTAATGGGCTACGCTACGTCGATAGCATCAAGGCTTCTGACTGGAAACGCGCATGCACGATGTGGTTGCGGGAAAAAGAGGCATGAACACTCTTGTAATTGACTTTGAAACTTTCTACGACCCAGCGAATCAATACTCGCTGTCGTCTGGAAAGATGACCACAACCGAGTACATTCGTGATCCTAGGTTTCAAGCTCTATGCTGCGCTTTCAAGTATAATGATGAGCCTACACATTTAGCTTGGGGAGACGATATTGCTAGGGCATTCTACTTTTATGGTAACGATGTTAGGGCTGTTGCTCATAACGCTCAGTTCGATGGTGCTATTGCAGCCTACCACTACGCATGGAATCCTACTGAGTTTACTGATACTGTTGGTTTGGCTAGAGCTCAGCTCAGGGTCAAGTCTTACAGTCTGGGATCTTTAGCCGAAAGTATGGGTCTGGCTCCTAAGCTAGACGGACTCAGCGTATCTAAAGGAAAACGTCTAGAAGACTTGCAGGACTATGAGAAGCGAATCCTAGGCGATTATTGCATACGTGACGTTGATATATGCCATAAAATTTACTCTAAACTCATAGGTAACTGCTCAAGATTTGAGTTCTTACTTCTGCAGTGGACTATCAAGGCTATCACGCAACCGAGGCTTGCAGTTGATCATGAGATGTTAGACAACTACGTAGTTGAGCTTATGCTGAATCGTGAAAAGATGTTGACTGATGCGGGTATCACGCAAGAAGTCATCATGTCTAATCCTAAGTTCGCTGATGCCCTACGCAATCTTGGAGTTGAACCTCCAATGAAAATCAGCTACAGAACTGGAAAGCCTACATATGCGTTTGCTAAAGACGACAAAGGAATTACTGACCTGCTAGAACATCCCGATGTTAGAGTGCAGACCGCTGTCGCTGCTCGCTTGAAACTCAAGTCTACTATTGAGGAAACTCGCGCTCAGCGTCTCAGCTCAATAGGCAAGACTGGACTCTTACCTGTTCCGCTTCTGTACTACGGAGCTCATACTGGTCGTATGAGTGGAGGTGGCGGTATCAATCTTCAGAACTTGACTCGCGGGTCTAAGCTACGCAAAGGTATCATTGCTCCAGAAGGAATGGCTCTAGTCGTTGGCGATAGCTCCCAGATTGAAGCTAGAGCGCTTGCCCTTACCGCTGGCCAAGAAGATTTGGTTGAGGTGTTTAGACAAGGTAAAGACCCCTACTGCGATATGGCGTCGTTTATCTACGGTCGTGAAATTACAAAAGCTGATGAAGACGAGCGTTGGTTGGGTAAAGTTACAGTGCTGGGTGCGGGTTACGGCATGTCAGCTAATACGTTTCATGAATTCCTACGCGCTCAAGGCAAGCCTCGCTCTATGGATATGTGTCAGAAAGCGATTGCAGCTTACCGTAAGAAAAACGACAAGATCGTTAAATTCTGGGACATCTGCGATAAAGCGCTACAAGCTATCTGGACGGGAGCAAACTCAAAACTCAGTAAATCTTTGGATGTCTGGACTGGACAAAATTCTATCAAACTACCCGTCGGTTTTCCACTTCTCTATCCAGAGCTTGCTTATAGCGCCAGCGAGCGTCGTTGGACTTATATGGCTAGAGGCGACGGTAGGTCTAGTATCTATGGCGGTCTAGTAACTGAGAACATTATCCAGTCGGTGGCTCGTCATATTGTGATGGAGCAACTCTTAATTGTTCATGAGCGGTATCCTATCGCTTTGACGGTTCATGATGAGATAGTCGCTGTTGTGCCTGAGGAGGAAGCACCTGCAGCTCGTGACTACATGGAAAAGGTAATGAAAACTCCACCGCGCTGGTGGCCAGATTTACCTATTAGTGCAGAAGTTAAATGGGGTAAAGTCTATGGAGAAATAAAATGAGTACAGTATGGATTGTTCAAGCAGATAAGCGACGAGATTATTCTGCTGCAGAAGCTTTTGGCGAGATCAAAGAAATCTTTTCATCTATCGGGCGTGCATTTGATCCTGATGGGGCTATTGATCATGCGCGTAGGGTTCTGTCAAAAGTAAACCCTGATGACTACTTAGTCATGTCTGGCGACCCTGCGTTGTGCGCTATCAGCGTTACCGTAGCAGCTGAGTATCAGAACATGTGTAACATTCTTAGGTGGGATAAGAATAAACTAATATATGAGGAAATGTCATTAAAATTTTAAATGTCAGTCCGTTAAGTTTTGAGGTTATAATAACGTAGTGGTCACTTTTTACAAGGAGATTTTATGAGTGATTGGAAAGAAAGTTTGATTGTTGGAAAGCAAGAGTTGCCTCCTAGAATCTGTATCTATGGCGGTCATGGAATTGGTAAGAGCACGCTGGCTAGCATGTTTCCGAAACCTATCTTCATTTCAACCGAGGATGGTTTGGCTTCGTTGGATATCACGTCCTTCCCTCGCGCTGAAACTGTCGATGATGTAGCTCAAAACATCCGAACGCTAATCAAAGAGGAACACGATTTTAAGACTCTAGTTCTTGACAGCGTTGACTGGCTGGTTGAGCCTCTTATCGTTTCAGATGTCGAGTCCAAGCACGATGCTAAAGATCTTGCTTACGGCAAAGGCGCGATGATGATTGCTGAGTCTTTGCGTGAGTTGATGGGCGGTTTCGATGTTTTGCGTAAGAAGCGCGATATGAATATCGTCATCTTAGCTCATGCAGCTACAGTCAAATATGAAGATCCCCGTTCTGAGCCGTATGATCGGTTTCAACCCAAATTACCTACACGATGTAACGCTCTTCTACAAGAGTGGGTGGACGTGCTAGCTTTTGCTGCATTCCGCGTCATCGTCAAGAAGTCAGATGCTGGCTTCGGTAACCAAGTATCGCGAGGTATCACTACTGGGGAGCGTCTGCTTCACATGATTGAGAACCCCGCGTACGTAGCGAAGAACCGCTACAACTGCCCAGATACCTTGCCAATGGTATTTGAGAAGTTAATTGAATCAATCCCTGTTAAACAGTAAGGAGAAAAACATGGCACGTTTCGGATTTTCGGCGAATGAGTATGAACCAGATACTGGCGGTGGCGGTGGCTCTTATGAGCCTATACCAGAGGGTGAGTACGAACTCATGTGTGAGGAAGCTGAGGACAAGAAAACCTCAGCGGGTACGGGCGTCTACATCAAGGCAAAGTTCCGCGTTCTCGGTCCAACCCATGCTGATCGTTTGATCTTCATGAACTTCAACATCCAGAACCCTAGCTCCAAAGCTGAGGAAATTGGACGTCGTCAAGTGTCTGGTTGGGCTGCTGCTTGCGGTAAGCCTAATGCTTCTGATACTGATGAGTTGATCAATGTTCCCTTCCGTGCGAAGATTACTATTGAGCCCGCATCAGGTCAGTACGGTCCTCAGAATCGTATCAACGGCTACTTGGTTAAAGAGAGCGGTGGCGCTCCTGCCCCAAAGCCTGCAACTCCAGTTGCAAAGCCTACCCCTCCTGCGGTTGCATCTACCCCTGCTCCAGCAGCTACCTCTAAACCTGCAGGCAAGAAAGCTCCTTGGGACGAATAATGGCTACAACAAAGAAACTACCTCAAGGTGAGGACAATAAAATGTCTACACCAGCTGTTCCTAGAGTAGCTGAGCCTGACCCTATTCCTCCAACCCCTGAGCCTGTACCTGTAGCTCCAGCAGTTGTAACTCCCGCTGCTACAGTAGTTACGGATAATGTTCAGTTGAACGAAGACGAGCTTCGTCGCGTTAATACAATCAAAGAGAAGTTTACCGACGTTGTTGGGTATCTTAAAGTTCTCCGCGACTCTTATCACGACGCCGATATCCAACGCTGTTTGAGCGTGGCTATCACTGAAGCCGAAACTGCTAGCATGTGGGCTGTTAAAGCCGTAACTTGGAGGGGCTAATGGCTCAACTACCGCGACATCATTCTGCTCTCGAGGAACTCATTTACAAGTCCTATGAGGTGAAAGAGGCTAAGAAGCCTATGAGACTGACTAGGATAGGTGCATCTGGCATCGGGGAGGAATGTGTTCGGTCTATATGGTATGACTGGAGGGGTTTCTTCAATGGAAGCTTCTCAGGTCGTATTCTACGGCTTTTCCAGACGGGTCACCTTCAGGAAGACCGTATCGTACAAGACTTAAAGAATGCTGGTCTAGACGTATGGGATAGAGATCCAGAAACAGGCGAACAATGGGTTTACACTGACGGTAGCGGACACTTCGTGTGCAAGCCCGATGGTGTAGTCCGTGGGGTGCCTGGAGCTGAAAAGACCCCTCACATACTAGAGATCAAAACCTCTAATGCTAATGGCTTCAAAGAGCTTGAGAACCGAGGCGTGCAAGTTGCTAAACCTGAACACTACTACCAAATGCAAGCAGGTATGTGGTTGTCAGGGTTGACGCGAGCCTTATACGTCGCGCTTCGTAAAGACGATGAGAAGTATTACATAGAGCGTATAGCTTTAGATCCCGCTTGCGTAGAAGATATCCAACAAAAGATACTGAAGCTGACGACCTTGTCATCTACTCCCCCTAGAATCGCTGAGAAAGAGGGTGATTGGCGCTGCAAGTTCTGTGATGCTAAGGAAGTCTGCTGGCAAAAAGAGAAGCCTCTTATCAACTGCCGCACTTGTGAGTACTCATTACTGCTACCTGAAGGTGGATGGCAGTGTGCTAAATCAGCAAAGCAGTTAACTGCTGCAGACCAAGTGAAAGGATGTGATCTATGGTCAAGCATCAGTATATAGGAATTGATCCTGGGTTGAGTGGCGCTATCGCTATCTTGTGGGATGATGACGCGTATGAAGTTTCTGACATACCGATCATGTCCAAAGGGTTCGGTACAGTCAAGAACGAGATAAATGCGGGGGGTATGAAGGATATACTCGCTGCGGCTATCGTTGCTGGTAATGTAGTTGCGGTGTTGGAGCGTGTAAATGCGATGCCTGGTCAGGGTGTATCAAGCGTGTTTAGCCTTGGCGACTCGTTTGGTTCGTGCAGATCAGTGCTAGCTTGCCTAGATATCCCTACATTGTACGTAGCCCCTACGCAGTGGAAAAAGCACTATGGGTTGACGAGTGACAAAGAGCAAGCTCGCGCTCTAGCCATTCGTCTATTTCCTAAAGCAGATCTAAAATTAAAGAAGCACATCGACCGAGCTGAGGCTTTGTTGATGGCGCTTTACTTGAAAACTACAACCGAAAGACTACAAAAATGACTAAACCTTTTTCGCCTGAGTCAAGCGCAAAAGCTCGGGAACAGACCGACTTTCAGCGTGAGCTCTATACTAAAAAACACGCAGACGACGCGTACTGGGTCGACCTTGCTAGAGAAGCCCGCATCGCGCTTCCTATGTACTACGTTCGCCCCTCAGACGCTGCAGTCAAAGGAATGCTTCGTCGTTTGAAGGTGAGTTGGACAAACTACATTGAATCCTACGGGTGGGAAACTACGGCTGATTTTGAACGCCTCAATCCAAAGTTTAGCATGCGTCCTCTAGCTGGGCTCATCTTAGAACTCTGGGATGAACAACGACGTTCTCAAGCTAACTGTCAGGCAGCAGCTGATTTGAGAGGAATGCAAGTGGGCGACGCCCAACCGAAAGATTTTAAATACCCGAGAGGTGTTGCAAAAACTCGTCGCGCATCATTGAAAGCTCAAAATGCTAGCTAATGAAGTAATCAAAACTATGCGCTACGGCAATCAGGTCACGCGCTGGCATACACGTCCCATGATTCGTCGTGAGACCGTAGGCGAACACACTGCTAATGTTTTAGCGATCGTGTTTGCGTTGTGTGGCGGTGATACTCCTTCGCCTGAGTTGATAGGCGCTACGCTGATGCACGATATCGCTGAGCAGTGGACAGGTGATGTGCCTGCTACGGCAAAGTGGGAAATGCCTGTCTTAAAAGAGAACTTAGATGATCTTGAGGACAAGATGATGCGTCAGAACTGGCTCAAGTCTCCAAAGCTAACTGACGAAGAAAAGCTAACTCTTAAGTGGGCTGATATGCTTGATCTATGTTACACTTGTTTGGTTGAACTAGATATGGGTAATAGAACCATCTCAGAAGTCTTTGAGCGTGGTGTTGACTACTTGCGTGGGCTAACCCCACATCCAACTGGTTTGAAGCTCTTAGAGGAACTTGTAAAGGAAAGACGACATGTTTAAAGATCTAGGTTTTAACGGCACTACTGCCGAAGATATTGCCAACACTCGGCAAGTGTCAGGTACGCACTACAAGTCTGGCATTCAGCATTGGGACTACGTGGTCGCTAATGAGTTAGACTATTTCCAAGGTCAAATCACAAAGTATGTGACTCGTTGGAAAAAGAAGAACGGCTTAGATGACTTGTTGAAAGCTCAACACTTTCTACAGAAGTATATTGAGGTTGTCCGCGCTCACGAAACTGATGATTCTGAGCCCACGTCAGGTTATGTTAATCAAGGGTAAGTATGGGACAGAAATTTGTAGTCAGTATCGAGCTTCATGAGAACAGAAATCCAGATATTTCTATAGACGGTGACGTAGACAAAGATCTTTGGCAAGAACATCTTGTCACGGGTATAATTGAAATTCTATCTATGCTGGAGCAGATGTATGGAACAGAAACAACTCAGGCTATTTACAAACGATCTAGTAATCACTAAGACGGGTATAGTGATAGGTAGCGCCTATCAAGGTCCCAGAGCGCTTACTTACGGTGAGCTGTGGCTGAAAGAGCTGCTGTTAAGCGAGCGTGTGGAGCGTGTAGAGTCAAGCCTGAGCAGGTTGCGCAGAAAAATCTTGCATTTGTTTGTCTAACGACTGCTCTAGAGCGCCAGTAATTTCGTCTGGGCTCTTACGCTTCATCTTAAACTGCGGATAGGTTATAGCTGGCTCTTGAGCTTTCTGCAGTTCTTCTTGCGTTGGAGGGGCAGGTGGATTCTGCGCATCAGCAGCCATACGGTTTCTAACCGAGTCGGCTAGTCCTAGAGCTCCTAGTGAGCCTAAAGATACTGCTGTTCCTGGCACCTGTAGTCCTGGCACCATAGCAGCTCCGCTACCTAGAGTGGATAAACCAGCTAGTCCTGTACCCAGCGTATCACCCGCACGAGCGCGTTCAAGGGTTTCAGACGCTCCTGCTGCAACAGCTGCTGGTCCTACGGTTCTTCTAACTATCGGCGATGATAAGATAGATTTTCCTACAGAGGTCGCTCTTTGTAATGCGCTTACGGGCTCAGCAGCTTCTACTGCCTCTAGCACAGGTTTTGAGGTTCTGAACGTAGGAGTAAATCTTTCTCCAGTAACGGGATTGCGTATAGTAGCGCCTTTTCTAGTTCCTGTTTCAAACTCATGGGCTTGTTTATAATCTTTTGCTCCTCGGTCTTGCCCGCCCATAGATTTAATCCAGTTACGAACAGCATTTGTACTTCCAGACGAAGTGCTAGTTGTGGAGCCCATGCCTTTGTTTAACCCTTCGCCAAAAGACTCGCCTACGGAACGAAGAGTTCCACCGACAACAGTTGGAATTAGTCCTGTCAAAGCTCCCGCGCCTCCAGCCAGAACGTCCTGTTTGGGGCTAAATCCGTATGGGGTTTTTTGTCCTGAGTTTTTATCTATCAGGTTTTCTAGGTTAGCTACATCAAGTTCTTCCGTTTGCTCGTTTGTTTTGGGAGGTGTTTGCTGAGCTTCTTGGTCTCCAATCAATCCTGGCGACTCCATGTTGTTCATTTTACGTATCTGGTCTAAATACGTAAGCGTCTTAGGACCAAGCAAACTTGTATCGCCAGTCTCTGTAAACTTCTTCATTGTAGCAGGACCAGCATGATACGCAGCTGAAGCTAAAAACTTATCGTTGTTGAAAGTCTGCAGATTCTGCTTTAAATAATCTATACCGCCTCTAATATTCTCATCTTCGTTAGTTGGATCTATCTTTAAATGCGTAGCAGTTGATGGTAGGATCTGCATAATACCTACGGCTCGCTCAGCTCTGCCTTCAATTTTAGGACCGACGATCTTATTGTCTAGAGATGCATTTTCAGCTAGAGCGTGAGATAAAGCGTAGTCTGGATCTATGCCTGCCTCTATAGCATATTTACGAATCTTTGAAGCAGTTATTAGCTGCTGGTCTGTAAATTTAGAGAAATCCATGTTATAACCTTACTTTGGGGCTAAACCCTTTTCTTTCATCAAACGATCAAGCTCTGAAGAATCTATGTAGCCTTTTTTGCCGCCTTCTGCGGGTTTACTTTTAGATTTCTCTTCAGTTTTACCACCAAAGTTTTTATTTACCCAAGATTGATAGTTGTCACGAAGACCGAGGTATTGTTTTGAGCGCTTGAACTGATCTATGTTGCCGCCTGTTTTTTCTTGGAAATCCATGAACGCTTCTGCGGCATCGATATCAAACTTCGCTCTGCGCGACACAGCAGCACCTTTTAGAGCAATGACTTTAGGATCGTCTGATACGCCAGTTCCCACTTTTCTAACGATTGACCGCTCGTTCTCAGTCACAGAGCCTTGTTTGCTCAAAAACATCTGCGTGTAGTTCAACTCAATCATAGCAGCGTCACCCGCTAAAATCGCTCTAGATCTTAGGTCTTCTTGTGTAACGCTTGGGTCTGCTGCAACGATGGCGTCTTCAATGCTCTTCATTGATATCGAACCGCCAGGAGTATTTAAACCGTCACGAACGACAATACCAATAGCTGTACCGACTCCTGGTTGAGACAGAGGACCAAAGGCTTTCGGGTTGCTAGTTGCTAACCTAATCATTCGGTCTGCTGCGTCTTTAGTAGCGTAAGCGGTATCACCGCCTTTCTTAATAAAGTCTCTAGCTTCAGCCACTCTAGCTTCTGCCGTCTTAGTCGCTTCTGTTGTAGCAGCTGCTTCAGCAATTTTCTTACCTTCCACTGTAGCGTCTGTACCTAGAGGTTTGACAGTAGTGATTGGCGTGACTGGCTCTATCTTAGCCGCACTTGACGGTTCTTTGACAGCATTAGGATTGACTGTTGCTGCCTCTTGTCTAGCGCCTACACCTTTCTGGAATTTATCCAATATCGCGTACACGCCAGCATTGTCGCCTTTGGTTCTTGCTGCACGCAAGGCTACCGCGTCTTCGGGTGGCATCATTAACGTCCGTCCTCCAAGCTCTGGAATCGGCTCCGCTATTGGAGCTGCTCCAGGAAACGGCTTGAATTCTCCAGTGATCTTGTTGAAAGCTCCAGTGGGCTGCGTGCTCCAACTTTCAAGATTCAGCTTGTACTCAGCTTCTAATGCCTTACCTACGCCCTCATCAATCAACATCCATTTACGGATTTTAGCTGGGGTCATAGGACCTTTAGAGGTCATCACTGTAGGACCAGACGCGTCACCTTGTCCAGCAGCAGGGGCTGTGGAAGGACCACCCGCAAGGGTTGTAGTTTGAGGCGTAGCTGCAGCTCCAGAGGCAGTACCTACACCGCCGACTGGGGCTACGGGCTCCATGTCTGTCAAACCTTTCATCGCCTCGGCTTTACGGGCTTGCTCAAGACGCATGTTAGCAAGCTGCATACGCGCCATCGCGTTTTCTTGCAACTGCTTGTCTTCTTGCATCTGCATTTGACCATAGGCTTTGGCTCCACGACCTACGGCTTCGCCAAAAGATCCAGTACGACCAGGATCTAAAAGCTCGCCTGCTAGAGCTAGCATAGAAGGACTGACAGCGTTTGTTTGTCTATCCTCTAAGAGTTTAGTCAATTTATCTTCTGCGGCTTGCGCTTCTTGATAGCGTTTACCGTACTCGCTTGCGGTTCCTCCAAGTAATGAAGGATCAACAGCGTTGATAGATTTTAGAGCGGAGGTTGTCGCCATGATTAAGCCTCGTACCAAGTACCCGTATCAGGGTCATACTGCCAGTTACCAGAGCCTGTACCGTAATTTGGAGCAGGCGCGATGTCTGTACCGCCTACCAAGTTTCCATTTTCGTCAATAGCTAGACCTCCACCTAGATATATGGTATTGTCTGGAGTAGTGTCAACGCCAGAAGTTCCACCTCCTGGTGTAGTACTAGTGCCTGCAGGAGCAGCGGGAGGAGTAGGACTTAATCCTTTCAAGAAGTCGGTAACGCCTGTAACGGCAGACTTACCGCCTTGACCTGTAGAAGCAAACAACGCACCCAAACCTGCGATCTGTTGTAGCGGTGACGCCGAGTAAGCTCCAGGAATCGGTCCAGTATACTTCTGTGTAGTCGCGGTAGGAACGGTATATCCGCGTAGCAGTCCTGCTGCGTTTGTAGCCGTCTTCAATGGGGCTTCAATCTTAGCTTGCTCTAAGGCTTGCTGTTGAGCGCCAGCGTCTAACATAGCTTTTGAACCTGCTAGTCCTAAAGTCTGCTCTTGTCCTGCTAAATTGCCTTGCGTTGTAGCAGCTTGATTTTGTAACTGAGCATTTTGCAGAGCTGCAGTCACGGCATCTGAGTATCCTTTTTGCAAAGCTCCCGTTTGCTGTCCTGTTAAATTTGCCTGCAGATCAGCTGTGGTTTGTCCTAGCGCATTCGCATAACGCTGCCCACCTAGACCGCCTGTACCGACGAAGGCTCCCTTCAAAGCTGGCATCAAGTTGCGTTGCACATTCTGCTGTTGCAGTCTAGCCATCTCGTCCACAACATTGGATGTGTATGGGCTCATGAAGTTATTTATTTGCTCAGCGCCTACACCCTTCGCTGCTGTTCCCGCTGTTTGCTCAGCTGCAGTCAGTTGCGGTTGATACCCTGTAGCTGCTGTAGGAATAGCTGAGAAACCTGCGTTCTGCAAGTCTGTAAACCCCGCCACCATCTTAGATGGATCCATACCTGTTGCAGCGTTACCTGCAGTGGCTAGATTTGAAAGATAGTTCGTGTAGTAACTCGGGGCTTCAGTCGCCTGAGTTGTATTTGTTGTGATGTTCTCTAATGGAGAACCTTGTCCTAAAGACGCCATTACTTGATTCCTTTCAGGTATGCCAGCGGAGACTTAGCTTTTGGCGGGATCGCGTCCGCTGGGGCTGATCGTTTATGTTTACGTATAGCTTCACGCATAGCGTCCAATTTCTTTGCACCTTCTTTGTTTGAACCGTCTCCCAATGCAGCTACAATATCCGCATCGAAAACATATTCACCATCAGCCAGTCTAGCATCTATAAGATCGTCTTGCCCTCCGCCAGCGCCTTGCACGTAATGCGATCCCTTGTGAGGCACATTACCGCCAGAAGCTGCCATCAATGGAGAAGCCATGCCGCCTTCAGCAAATTTCTTCGTCGTTGGAGTGTTGAACTCAGTTTCTGTTGGGATAGACGAGAAAGATCCTTGGAAAGGTGTGGCAGAGAACGAACTTAATTGTGGAGGCTCAGCCCCGTAATTATAATACGTTGCGGTGGGGTTCGCATCTGCCTTCAAACCTAGCACAGCAGCTAGTGATGGATCTATGCCGCTTTGGGTGAGGTTGTCACTAACTGAAGCTAGAGGCGATACGGGATTAGTTGGATCGTAGATGGAGGAATAAGATGTGTTCATAGGAACGCCTGTTGATAGTCCTTGAGCAGTGAGATGGGGAGACTTCCAATTATACGTCTGCCCTGTACCAGTTGTACCTGTTGAAGTTACTGACGTGTCTAAGGGAGAAATATTTGAATTTGTAGCCCCGCTGGCCAGCGAAGCTCGTTTAGCGAGTGCGGTTCTTCTAGCCTCAGCCGTGGTCGGTATGACGTTAAAATTCAATCCGTATAGCGATGATACTTTTTCAGCGGGTTGCGTTTCGTCTGTTGGCGCTACGGGCTCTGTCGGTGCTACTACCGTATCAGGTGGAGGAACTGCATTGTCCTCTTGCGCTATGTTTGGATACGGATCTAGTTTAGGATCATACGTAATCAGATCACCATTTGAGTCATATAACCCGATGTATTTTCCTGTTGCATCAAACCTGTGTAGCGTGCCGTCTTGATTTGGTAAACTGTATCCACCCGAGTCATCAACGTAGTTCTTCAGCTCGCTCAAATTGACTGGAGCATTTGGATCTACGCCTTCTAAGATAGGCTTCTCAGGAACCAACCAAGAGTCTGTAGTTGGATCATA